TTAAGATAGTTGACAAGAGTAACGTTAGCTACAGCGATTTCGAGGAGTTGGAAAAGCTGATGGCAGGACTTTCGAACGATGCCCCACTCCAATTCGTAGCAGATATACGGCGTTACATCGATTCGGGAGATGTGTATTTGTGGAATACAGCACTTAGGAAAAAGATGCCATTAACCGAATGGAAGATTTATTCGAAAGACCTCGATAAGCGTTATACCGAGTTTAAACGTAGTTTGGACCAGCTCCCAACGTATGAGGGCACGTCTTACAGAGGTATTCGAGTATCGCGTAATGTTTCGGATGAGTTCATGTCAAAAATAGAGAAGGGTGGCATCTATATTGATGAGGGTTTTTCTTCATCTTCCGTTAAGAGAGAAGTTGCGGAAAACTTCGCAGCATCGCCAGGACAGGACAGCATTCTGTTTACCATTGAGGGAAAATCAGGAAAGGCTATCAGTAAGTTTTCGAGCAATTCGAAGTTTCGTAAAGAAGGTGAAGTGTTGTTCGGCCCCGGTAAGAAGTTTGAAATCCTATCCAAGAAAAAGACGGATTTCGGATGGGAAGTTAGTTTAAAAGAAGTTGATGACCTCGTAAAACGGAAGGTAGTGGTGAAGCCGAAGGTAGTTCAGCCGAAGGTAGTTCAGCCGAAGGTAGTTCAGCCTCTAACGGGCGGACAGATTGAAAAGGCCATTACCGAAATGGAGAAAGCGGGTGGGGTCCCGGCACGTGAGTTCACCGAGTATGAGCAAATCATGAAAGAACGGGTTAGGATGGACCAACAGCTCCCAACAAAGGCGAAGTTATATGTAACTGAAGTTCGCGATATCGATACTAACAACCTTATTTTTATCGACCATCCACAACAGCTCTCCGATATACGGCTTGCGATGAAGATGGGAAGCGAGGAATTACTTGATTCGATTGACCAAAATCATCTGTTCTATAAGATGCCCGACGGAAAGTACCTGGTTGCGGATGGAGCGTATGCTGAGGCAGTCGCTGCGTGGAAGCGCCCTGATATACTAACTATACGAGCCCGTGTGGTAGACCCGTCATTGAGTACGCGTAAGGTGATAAAACCACTAAAGGACATGAGCGACAAAGTGTATACGGATGCCAATAAGTTACATAACGAAATGACCAAGATAGCGAAGACTGCTGATGAAGCCGAAATGTCACTTGTCAATAGGTACGCAGGTGAACACAGCGGGGAGGTGTGGAATTCCTTTTTGAGAGGGGACGTTCCGGAGTGGGGTAAAGACCTAACACGTGAGTTTGATGAGTTTATGGACTTCCATCAGCGCCTGCCACGTTACAAGGGTGTGTCGTATAGGGGTCTGAGTTTTGATGAAGAGGATACGGCGAATGCATTCTTAAAGGAACTTGAGCCCGGCAAAGTGTGGGTTGACAAGGGTTTAATGTCAAGTTCTTCAAGTAAAGCTACGGCCATAAATTTTATGGATAATATCGAGCTTGATGATTTTGATGACTTTGAAGTACAAAACATTATGCTCAAAATAAATGGTAGGAATGGACGTCCAATTAGTGAGTTTGCACGTGGCTACGACGAAAGTGAAATCCTGTTTAGGCCAGGATCGAAGTTTGTTGTAAAGAGCAAGACATTTGATGATGGCGTTTGGAAGATAGAGATTGATGAGTTGGACGATATCCCGGCCGCGAAGGTTGCGAAGGTCCCGAAAACCCCAGACCTTACATCGCCAAAATGGGTCCTCAAGCCTGAAGAAGTACACGCGCAGGCCGTATTTAATGAATTAGAGAAGTTGCCGGATATGAAGGGTATAAAGGTCGGCAAAGTGTGGGGTGATGACGATCTTGGATACCGGACAATCATGATTAGTGATGAAGTTGCGGGTAATGTACCTCAAACCATACCCGGTGGCAAGGACCACACAGGTATTGCGTTGAGGGTGTTTAATAATGGCGACCTCATGGTAGACGAAATAACTTCGGGGAGACCTGGATTCGGCCAGAAAATGATTCAAGCCGTACTTGATGGTTCGCCCGCTGATTCTAAACTCCGGGTCCACGTAGACATGTCGGGCGGTTGGTGGGATAAGATTGCCAATAAGTACCCGGGTCGTATTATATGGGAAACCGAAGAGGGCTTTGGTACTGCAAAACGTGGGTTGAAGAAAGCAGCGAAGCAGGTAGACGTACCAAAGGGTGCCGCCCCAAAGGGTGCCGCCCCAAAGGGTGCCGCCCCTGCGAAGACAGGACTATACACTCCGGATTACGTACCTTCTGTCGAAGTTAAAAGGACGATTGATTTGTTACCCGAACAACATCGGAAGGTTGTATATAAGTTTGATACATCCCAGGTAAGGGTGCCGGTCAAAGCTGACGTTGGTGGTATTGATATTCCACTCAGTCAGAAGGATCTCGCCAAATACCGTAAGATGAAAGACGTTACTTTGCTGAAGGAAACTGAGAACTTGTCCGTGGTGAAGGTGGGAGATGACTATATTTATCCGCAGGCGCATGGCAGGGAAGCCATGATTGCCGCGAAAGAGAGAGGGCTCGAAATTAAAATTAAAGTTTATGACCATGATGCGTATCTGAAAAAGAAACCAATCGTCCCGCTCCTGGACCGAAGTGACGAGGTCTTTACAAGCTATAACAAGTTAGCGGCAGATATGGTGAAGGTTGAGAAGACGATGGAGGCGGTTGACAAGATACCACTATGGGACTTTGTGCAGGGTTTCGATACTAAAGACTGGAATGCGGCTCTACGCAAGGGTATACAACCACCGAAGTTGGACAAAATGAACATTGCGATTTCGAAGATGGAATCCCTGCCGAAGTATCAGGGCAAGTCGTACAGGGGTATTGAATTCAAAAACAAGAAGTTGGCAGCAGAATTTGTTGATAGTATAGACGAAGGCGGGATCTATGTTGATGAGGCATTCCTGTCAAGCTCGGCCGACCAAGCGAAGGTTGCTACCGACTTTGTGAAGAACCCGGTCATCTTTGAAATCGAAGGGAAGGCCGGTAGGTCAGTTAGCCAGTTTGCAGACGAATTTGCTTTTGAGAAGGAAATTGTGTTTACCCCAAACAGCAAGTTCCACGTGGTTAGCAAGACGTTTGATAAACCCTCGAAAACCTGGATCATTAAGATGGAGGAGTTGGAAGACCGCGGGAAAGGTGCTGCCCCTGCGAAGAAGGTTGTGAAGGGTGTTGATGTGGACGAAACGATGAAGAACCTCAAAGCGAACAAATACAACATTTACGATCCAACGGATAATGAAATGGAAGCAATGTTCAAGTTCCAGGACAAACTCGAAGATGGGAAGAAGGTTAAATCGGTGGCGGTTGAGGTGAGCCCCGACGACATTGTTGTCCCGAAGAATGTGTTACTGGGTAGTAACGAAAACGACATTAAACGTTGGTTGAAAGCTGATGCCAACCAACTTGCGGCATTTGCCGACGATCCCGAACTTCTATTCGCAAGGCTTCCAAATGGCAAGTACTTTTCAATAGGCGATGAAGATGCGTTTATCGCACTTGCACAACGTTCGGATATTGATAAAGTTAAAATCCATGTGGTTAACATTAAGGGCGGTGCCTCCAAACCGAAGAAGCTGATTGAGCTCAAACCAGTATATACCGACCCTGCTGAAATGAATAAGGCCATGAAAAAGTATGTGAAAGACCTTGATGAGGAAACCATCGAGAATGTCGGCCAGTATATTGATAACCCAGATTCATATGAGTGGAACGTGGCATTCCGTGCGGATGCTAAACCGAAGACGTGGTCTCCCAGAATGAGAAAGGACTACGGGGCGTTTACAAAGACCTTTGATACTCTACCTACGTATCAGGGCGTGTCTTACCGTGGTGTAGAGCTGGTTGAGGAGGCCGCTGAGAGATTGGTTAAAGACCTGGACGTTGGTCATGTGTATGTTGACAAAGGGCTCATGTCAACCTCGCTAAAGAGGGACATAGCCGAATCGTTTGGCGGCATAACTTCAAAGAAGGGGAGCGGCGTCCTATTTAAAATCAATGGGAAGTCGGGAAAACCGATTAGTGCGTTTTCGGTGGGAGACGCAGCCGATTTTGAACATGAAATCCTATTTAGACCAAATACGAAATATGTAATTACTTCGAAAACGAAAGTGAAGGGAAAGTGGGTTATTGAGATGGATGAACTTGAACCGAAGGCCGTTGCTAAGAAGGCTGAGAAGACGGTTAAGGCAGCGCCCGATGTCGGTAAACAGCAGACGGACGCACGGAAGATGCCAATCGATCCAAAAGAAAACTACGTTAGAGATGGTGATGTCTTTAAGTATAAGGGCGAGGTGGTGCAGGGTGAAGTTGCTGAACGTTTGAAAGCCATGAAACTCCCGCCTTCGTGGACTGATGTAGTCGTATCTACAGACCCGGACGCAAGACTCCAGGCAGCAGGTATAGCGAAGAACGGGAAAGTGCAGCCACGGTACGCGGCGTGGCATATCAAAGAAAAGGCCATTGAGAAGTTCAATAGGCAACGTTTATTCAGTAGTGATGTCGGTAGCATACGTGGGAAGATGGAAGCGGACATTTTGAAGGGAGATCCGCGGGCTATGTTACTGAAAATAGAAGACGAAACCGTTATCCGTATTGGTACAGATACAGATTTAAATGCGAAGCAAAAAGCGTATGGGCTCACTACCTTACAGCATGAACACGTTAAGGTGGCAGGAAACAAGATTACTTTCGACTTTGTTGCGAAAGAGGGGATCAATGCGCATTATGAGATTACCGACGCAAGACTTGCGAATTGGTTGCAGGAACGTATCGATAAAACGTTGCCCGGTGAGAAGTTATTCCCGGATGTCCCGGCAGGGACATTAAATAAATATTTGAAGGACTTGGCGGATGGGAAAAAGTACAGTATAAAAGACTACCGTACGTTCCATGCAACCCGTATAGCGTACGAGGAATTACAACAATACGTGGGTAAAACACTGACAGATGTGGAGCGGAAGCGAATCATCAAAGAGGTAAGTACGGCGGCAAGTGACTTTCTACATAATAACCCGGACATGGCGAAGAAGTCGTATATCGATCCAATGGTTTGGGAACTAATAGGAGGAGAGTAAATGGTCGAATATATTGAAAAAAAGAATGAGAAGGATTTCCGTGAATGGCTGCGATCGATTTCATTTGTAGATAAGAAGGGAAAAGTACTACCAATTATACTAACCGACGATACCTCCCCAGACCCTGAACATGACCGGGAGGAGAAATCGTAATAACCTTGTAGACTAAGAGAGGAGGCACTTATGATTAAAGAAGTTTTGACAGTAAAAGATATGACAATACCACAGTGTAATTCGTGCAAGCACTACGAAGGTGTTCGTACGGGTATAGTGCGGTGTAAAGCGTATCCAGGCGGGATCCCTGATTCCATGCTGTTTAACCGAATGATACATGACCGGATATACCCGGCACAGACAGGAAACTTCACATGGACGAAAAAATAAGAAGACAAAATATTGGTATGACAATGCACGGCAAGGTGGACGGGTATATAGAGTATACTAATATACAAGATCCGCCTGCCGTGTCATTTGAGGTGGTGCTGAGGAATCATAAAGTTGCCCGGCTCGCTATTATCGGGTACTTAACACGCAAGCGCCAGTTCTTCATACCTTTCCGGTCCGACATTACTGACCAATACCGCGAGGAGACTCATGTCCCGACCGAAAACATCGACCTATTCGAACAATCCCTGCTCACACTTGGCTCCCGTATAGGAGTTTTTCTCATCAAATAATCATTTCTCGTATTCCTTGAACATTCCTATTGATTCCTACTAACCATTGAGTAGTATTACTTGTAACTGATGTACTCATGTTTTTATGTAATTGCCCACGAAGGGCATCCCATTTTTTAATGGATGGAAATCCACTTTTTCCCGAAAGGAGACCTGAAGGTCATGAAATACAAAACGATAGTAGATGCAGAAGGCAAAGTACTTGGTATTGCGATGGACGACAAAGGTAACCCGATAGTCATTCAAGAGGGTGCCGGAGCAGACGGAGCCGATAAAGAAATCGGATTGGACGCAATCCATCTATACACCAAAGTACCGGCATTACAGGACGAGGCGAAAAACCACCGCTTGAAAGCGAAGGGTTTTAAAGATTTTATGGATGCCTTAGAAGAGGCCGAGGTTGACGTGGCCGATTTACCACTTTTCAAGACCTGGATAGATGACGCCGTTGGCGCTATTAATACGGTCAAAAACTTTGATGACAAAAAGCTGGTTGATGCGAAAGAAGTTGATTCCATTAAAAAGCAGGCCATCGAAGCCCATGAGAAGAAGGTGGCGGACATTGAAACCAAACACAAGAAAATCGCGGATGCGGCCGCTGTTACAAAAGCCGAGCTTGAACAAACCGTGTTTGACTTGATGGTATCCGACAAGTTTTCCAATTCGCCATTTGTGAAAGAAAAATTGAGTATGCCTGCAAAAGTTGCCAAAGCATATTTCGGTAAGAATTTCAAAGTTGAGAAGGGCGAAGATGGTAAGTACCACGTTATTTCTTACCATAACGGCGAAAAACTCTTTTCGGAAGAGCGTGTGGGTGAAGCGCCCGAGTTTGATGAAGCCATTGGACTCATGGTTGCCCGCGACGATGACAGAGATTCCCTGATGGTAGGAAGTGGGAGTGGTGGAAGCGGCGCAGGTGATGGAGCTCCTGGTGGACCTCGCGGTGCAGCAGGACAGAACCCATGGATTAAAGGTGGGTATTTTAATTTAACTCAGCAAGGTGCAATTTTAACTACTGATCCGCAGCGAGCACAGCGTTTGCAGGCCGAGGCAAAAACGGTTAACGCAAATAACCAGAAAGGCTTCTAAGTCGGCCGGGTCGATCCTTGCGAACATAAACTTTTATTAACTTAATCGAATTTTAAAAAGGAGAACAATTATGAGTTTACAAGGACCGACACGAATTCAAGACATCATAGTGCCTGCAGTTTGGGTTCCTTATGTCGAAGAAAAAACCACTTTCACTTCCCGCCTCGTCAGAAGTGGGATCGTTGTAAACGACCCCAAACTCGACGCCCTCGCCTTGAGAGGCGGGAAGCTCATCAACATGCCTTTTTTCCAGGACCTGACCGGCGATGATGAAGTTCTTGGTGGTGGTATAGGTGCCACTGACAGCGAACTGAACCCGGACAACATGACCACCGCGAAGGACATTGCGGTACTTCACATGCGTGGTAAAGCGTGGGGAGTTGAGGATATTGCAGCCGCGTTAGCCGGTGCAGATCCGATGGCAGCTCTCGGTAACATGGTTGCCGATTTCTGGAATCGTAAAGAGCAGGCCATCTTGGTCGCCACCTTAACCGGTGCTTTCAGTGCCAATGCCATTTCCAATTCTGGCGACTTGGTGAAAGACGTTACCATCAGCAAGCTTCTCGGCGGACCCCGTGGAGGAACGACCGCTGCAGGTACCGCCAACAAAATCGATGGCGACATCGTGATTGACGCGATGGCAAAACTGGGTGACATGTCCAATCAGTTGGTTGCCATGTGCATGCATTCCGTGCCGTTTACGCGTTTGCAGAAGAACAACCTCATTGATTACGTTGAGCATTCCGAGGCCAAGGTCAAGATTCCTTACTACATGGGTAAAGAGGTAATTGTTGATGATACCTGCCGTACGACAACCGGTGGTACCAACAACGAATATTACACCTACCTGTTCGGTAAAGGAGCGATCGGCCGTGGTAATGGCGGAGCCCCGACCCCTGTTGAAACCGACCGAAACACTTTGGCCGGTTACGACCTTCTGATTCATCGTCGGCATTTCCTCCTGCACCCCCGTGGAATCCGTTGGAATTCGACCAGCTGTGCCGGTCAGTCCCCGACGAATGCGGAGCTTCAGTTGGCAACCAATTACACCCGAGTGTACCAGAAGAAAAACATTCGGATCGTTGCCATCAAAACCAATGGATAATCGGCGGCTGAACTGATTATCGTTCTACCTCCTTCGTGATGGCGGGCAGAAATGCCCGCCTTAACTAAGGACCGACAATAGCCCTCAAGGCAAACAGACCCTCGGTCGGTTTGCCTTTTTTTTTGATAGAAGTTCAATATACTTAATCATAAGGAGATAAGTTATGGGAGCATCTACATTTTCATTGTCGAAGAAGAATAAAGCCCGGCAGGCCAGGCGGGCAGGCAAAATCGCTGAGGCGGAAGCGCTTGAAAAGTCCGCCAAAAAGTTTGTCCCGAAGACGGACGACAAAGTCGAGGCAAAAGTCGAGGCAAAAGTCGAGGCCAAAACCGAGGTCAAGAAAGAGGTTGACCTGGACGGCGATGGCAAGGCCGACGTGGTAATAGCGAAGAAATAAACCAATATAGGGAGGACAGGTTATGGCGTTAACAGTCGAAGATGGCACACGCATTGCGAATTCAAACACCTATATATCGTTGGAAGACGCTGAAACGTATATGGAAGATCGTATAGATGCGACTTGGTCAGCCGCGACAGATAGTCAGAAAAATGCCGCGTTGATTGAAGCGGCCATGTACTTGAACTCCCTAAATTGGAAAGGCGAGAAGGTGGTGCGGGACCAAAGCATGGAATTGCCCCGGCAGAATTTTTACGATGGGGACGGTTTCGAATATACCACATCCATGATTCCAGCAAGGGTGTTAGATGCGCAGGTTGAGGCCGCGAGGGAACACCTGGCAGGGTCAACTTTGATGCCTACGCAAGCGCCCGGCGACCGTATTAAACGGAAGAAAATTGATGTTTTAGAAAAGGAATTTTTCGCAAGTGCGAACTCCGGCGAAACGAGCTTTACGAAGATCAATGGTTTGCTGAGCGGACTCATTCGTGGCAGCAAAAACGGCGTAATAACGAGGTCTTAACATGGGAACTGATTGGGCAGCTGAACAACTCGGAGCCTACAACGATATCAAAGAGGATGGGACTACGGTCACTATTCGCTCTAAGACCATCGGTACGTATAACCCAGTGACTGAAGCGACTTCAGGTGGAGGTACTACAGAATACCCCACGTATTGCCTTGTAAAGGACTTTATCGATGCCACGAATGACATGGTGATGTCACTTGCGTTATTGCACGATAAAACCTCTATCAAAAAGGGCGACCGCCTTCTTATCGTCCCCGCTTACGGACTCCCGGACCTTTCGAACCCTGCCACAAAACAAGAGTTCGATCTTGTCTATGGTTTGAATGTCCATTCAATTATAAGTGTCCAATCTGTCGAACCGGGCGGAACGGCAATTCTCTTTAAAGTGCAGGCGAGGCGATAATGGCAATTCGTTCATTAAAGGGTGACCCCATTGAAACGAGTATACAAAAGAGTGCTGAGGGCTTCGCCAGTGCCCTCGCGACCCTCGGTCGTTTCTGCACCGACAATTATGACGCGATTGTCACTAAAACTGTTATCGATTTATTTTCGTCTATTGTTGAGCTTACTCCGGTAGACACCGGGCGTGCCCGTGCAAACTGGGCGATGGGTATGGAATTAAATGATTCGGGTCCTTATGTTGACTTGACAGATATGACCGAGTTTAAATACCAGACAAAACGTGGGGATACTATTTGGATTTGGAATAACCTTGTGTATATAGTGCCATTGGAAGAAGGCCATAGTAAGCAAGCGCCAAGAGGAATGGTAGCCTTGAGTTTACGGCGGTTCGATAAATTTCTTATGGACGCAGCACAACAACTTTCTAATGCCGTACAGAAGAGGTAGACATGACACCATTAGAAGTAAGGGATACCATAATTGGTCAAATTAATACTAACTTTTCGGCATGTCCGGTGGCATGGCCGAATCACAAGTTTGACCCGGATGTCGATGCACCGTCAGGGCATTGGGTACGGCCTAATATCATTATGAGTATGTCGACTATTGGTGAACTTGGGACTACGGGTCTTGGGTTCCGGCAGGGTGTTGTGAAACTGCAGGTGTTCGGACCAAAGGGCAGGGAGAGCCGAACTGTGTGGATGAATGCGGGTAGTTTGGAAACCATATTTAGAAGGAAAGTTTTATCGCGTATCGTATTTGATGAGCCCAGTACAACGGAAGTCGGGGCTGATGATGAATTTTATCAGCTTGCCGTAGATGTCGGGTTTACGGCGTTTGTTAACGAATAACATGGAGGAACCGGGATATGAAGAAAATCA